TCTGGCATTTTACTTTGCTGATCCCATAAATTACACCAAGCTTTACAACAAGCTAGAAACCCTACAGGCTTTTCAGCTTTATCGTGTATAGTACGGTTAACCCACGTGTTACGTATAAAGTCTTCATTGTTAACAACCCACTTAACACGGTCATCAATAGACATTTTATCTACTGATATATCGGTTAATCCCTCTTTTTCAAGATGCGATTTATAATCCGATTCACACCATGTCGGTATGTTATCAATAGTATATGACTGATTATAAGAACACGCAGTATGCATAGCAAAATGATATAAGCCTTCTTCGTTTACCGGTTTTGCGTTTGCAAATTTAAGTAAACCTCTTTCCATATCTTTGCCTTGATAGTTTAAGTATGACTCTCGGTAGTACAATCTACCTCTGTAGTCTGCATCAACATACTGAAAGAATATTTTATTACGTAAAGCCTCTGCTTTCTGCACTGTCATGCTGTATGCATCGAACTTACTACGGTTTTTAAGTAAAACTAATTTAGCATTCCAATGCGTAGCTGCTTCGTCATACTTAGCTTGCATAGTTTGCAGAGGCTTTTTATTAGGTTTGTTACGAAGTTTGTTGGTTAATCTTCTTAACTCACCATAATACTTTTTTTCTAGAGATTTATTCCCTAGTTCCGGCTTAAACACTACATTGTTCCAGTAAAGATCTTTACCTTCAAGCTCTTTATTGTTACCAAATATGCAGTAACGGTAGTTCTTACCGGTTTCATCAGAAACTTTTAGTGTTTCAGTTACAAACTTTTGTTTGTTCTTTATTACTGCATCCAAGATGTCATTGTCAATAACCCAAGCTGTACGTTGTAGCTTATTTATTGCATCTATAAAAGGAGCATCTAATAGCTCTTTAAAATCTTGGTCCTTATCATATCCCCAATGTTTTATTACTGGGTGTCCATTGTCTTGAAATAAGTTATGGACCCTAGGTATTTTAGTAAATGAAGTATTTAGTATTAGTTCATCAACTACCTGGTTAGGTAGCTTACCTATGTTAATCCACTTCTCAGAAGTTTCAATCATGTATGGTGCACGGCTGTAAGGTTTCTTACCAACCGGGTTCTTCTCCCATCTGATCTGTGCTTCTGTCGGTGCTCTAACAATTTTAATATAGCCACACTCATAGAAAGCCTCAAGGATTAGGTCGCCGACTGTTACGTCGGCTCTAAATCCTAATTCAACTCCTTTCTGTAGCAACACGTTCTTACCAATAGCTACTGAAGCTGCTGTAAGTTTACATGTTGCTGATTCAGATGTAGAAGTTTTTCTAAAATGATACTGTAGTATAGTTAATGCATCATATACTATTTTTCTAGGTTCAAGCTTGTGCTCTATTACCAGCTTTACTGCCCACCTCTGAGGCGTATTGATAATTTTGTGTTCCAAGTATTCTATTATATTCTGCATTCTCTCTCCTATTTTTGCGAAACGGATTATGAGTTATGTTAAACAAATCAGAACCCTTTCTTAAGCAACATTTTATTTCGTGAGCTTCTACAATAGTAGCTTCCTTGTCGGTCATTTGACCGCCTTTAATCTCTACAATATCTTGAATAGTATAATCACCTAGCTTATTTACTAGCCATACATGGTGATCGTAATTACGGTTTGTTATTTGATATGCTCTATGCAGCGTACCTTTACCTACATATTTTACGTTTTTGTTTTCAGGATCTTTATGAAAGTAAACGCAATACATATCTTCAGGGTATTTTACTACCTCATTAGTATTTTCTCTTATTTCAATGTGTCGCATTCATGCACCTCCACTCCGTTATCTAATAAAAACTTTAATGCTTCTAACTCAGGTATTCGTTTACCGTTCTTATTAGACTTATATAGTTCAGCATAGATCATTCTCTTTATACCAGCTTGTAATATAAGTTTAGTACAGTCTTTACAAGGTGAATGAGTTAAATATAATGTAGCACTCTCAGAGGAAGAAGTAGACGCAGCTAACTTAGTTATAGCGTTTGTTTCTGCATGTACTAGTTCCCATTTAGTTTTACCATTAGCATCTCTTGTAGCGTTGTCCATACCATGGGGTGTACCATTCCAGCCATAGCTAAGGATCTTATTACCCCTAGCTATTACTGCACCTACCTTGAAATGTTCATCACGAGATCTAAGAGCTACAACTCTAGCAATGTTCATGTACATCGCATCGTCTTTAGATAATTTCAAAGCCTAGTTCTCCTTTCAGTAAACGACCAGTATCAGGGTTGTATAAGCTAATACCTGCTGGTCCTGTTAAACCTGTAAACCTAGATTTAAGAACTGTAAACTTTATTTGATTACGGTCTTGCTCTTTAGGAGCTACTAGGTTTCTTGAAAAAGCAATAATGTCAAACGATATTTGCTTGATACTACCACTACCTTTGATGTCGTCAATAGAAGCCATGTTGCCTTCCTCAAAAGCATTACCATCAGAAGCTTTACGTAAATGGCTTACAATACCTAGCCATATGTTATGCTTCTTAACTATCTTGAGTAAGTCACTCATGACTTTGTCGACTGCTGCATTGCCGGTTAAGCCTTCACTACCTTCTGATACAGCAATAGTTATGTGGTCTAAGAATAGATACTTACATCCCATAAGAGCCATGTACTCTATTTTGTCTATCAAAGAACTATCTTCAACAGAGCCTTGGTGATCTAATAACATTAGTCTTTCGTCAGCAAATACCTTATCAAAACCTTTACGCATTTCGGTTTGTGATACAGGTATATTACCACCAATACGTTTATTAATACTCATACCAATAAACTTTTCTGCAGTATCACCAATGCTTTCTTCTAAAGATATAAGACCGGCTTTGTCTTTAGTTGTACTTAGCAAATGCCAGATAATTTCTTTGATAACAGTAGATTTACCTGAGCCTGTACCACTAGTAAACAAAGTAATCTCGCCATGCCTCATACCTTTTAGCTTTTCGTTTAGACCTGAAAGACAATCAGGATAAGGGCAAGACTCTGTATTCTGTCTCTCCATAAACTTATCCCAGATATTTTCGCCAGATATAATACCTGCTGGGTTGTACTTTTGTGCACCCCATATAGCGTTAGTAACGGCTTTAGATCCTTTGCTACTGTATAAGTCACTAGCATCTTTCTCATCTGCCTCAACTACTTTTACTCTGTCGAAGCCAATGATTTTAGCTGCTTGTCTTGTACACTCTTTACCTGCTTGGTCATTGTCAAACCATAAGATAACTTCATTGAATCTTTTAATCCAAGACCTATGCTCTAGTAATAAGCTCAACTGATTAGCAGAAGGTATAGATACAACTGGATAAATAGTTTTACTAGTATCCATCATGGCTTGTGCCACAGCTAGCGTATCTATCTCACCTTCTGTAATTACTAGCATCTTACCGTTATTAAATCGTTGCTGACCAAATAGCTTTTTAGGTTTACCTATAAGTCTAAAGTCTTTAGGTAAGATACGTATCTTGTAGCAGTCATCACCATACGGATAGAAGTGAGCTGGCTCATTAAAATACTGATGGGTCTTTACACCGAAAAAGTCTGTTACATCCTTCGATATATGTCTAGAAGGCATACCAAGACTAGGATACTTATGAATATCGGTGATGTCAGGTTGTCCATTATCACCTGTATGGGTAACGGGTTCGTCATTACTCTTTACTCCTTTTACTACTTTTGTAAATACTTTAACACTTTCTAATTGGTCAGGTGCTTCATTGCGGTATGTACCACAAGCAAAGCAATATGTATGATTATCTGAGGGATCATGCATCATACCATCAGAACTGCCACAGTCTGAGCATGGATAGCGTTTATTATCTACTG